AGGCGAGCAGATGATCTACAGGCAGCACTTGAACAGTTGAACTACTGGCTCGACCAAATCTCAAAGGAACTTCATGCCCAAAGTATCATACCTGATAACCACTCCTAAAGGTCAGTTTGGCAGTGCCAGAAAAGCCGCTGTAGCACACAACTGCGATCCAGGCACCATTCTCAAACGTTGTGAAACTGATCCCGAAAACTACCAACGCACGGCCAAACAACCTGGTGCAGTGCGACCACGTGCAAAGAAAACACAATGGGTCACGAAGAAAATTACCTGGCCCTTGACCTGGAGTGAATACCGATACAATACCTACGAAGTCAAGGAAGAGATCTATCAGATCTGGTGTGCTGAAAACTCACAAGATCCCGACACAGAACTTACAGCTGAAGCTTTCTTTGATGCAATGACCACGCAGGATGTGACGGCTGAAGACCAGGATCAAGAGGTGGTGGAATGATCGCCTATCTACTCACACTCACGCTGGTAAATCACGTTCTCTTGCCGCCACCACGCACCACCTCTTACGAAGTGATCTATCAGTTCCAAGCACAACATCTCGCACAACTGGATGAAATTCAAAAGGAAAAAGATGAAACTCAACCCACAAGTCAACCGCGAACTATCATTCGCAACAGTGATGGACGTGCCGTCGGAAGCATTGGCCAGTGATAGACTGGATCTCTTGATGGAACGCCTACGCATACAAAGCATTATCCAACGGCTGAGAAAACGCCACGGTGAAGATCACGCACTGAAAATCATCCAACAAGCAGTAGAATTAGAATTTGGCTTAAATAAACAACATGAGCAAACCCAGCAAACCCGTGTGGGAAACACACACAGATCCCGAAACTTGGATTCGAACTGACATACTTCAAGCACCACGCTGTTGGACGGTGGTGCGAGACGGTGAAGCCATTGCTGTGAGAACTACCAGCACACAAGGTCCGTTCCGTTATATACGATCTCAGTTTCCCAGTCAAGCACATGCCGAACGTCTTGCTGAACGACTAAATCAAATGTTTCGCACCCAACAGTATCAAGTGGTAGAAATTATAGTGCCTATTGCACGGTAAATCACACAGCCTGGTAAATATCCTATATATGGATATTGACCTAACCACAACTCTGACCGCGAGTGAACTGATTGCTGCCTGTCAGGAATACACAGCACGCCGTCTTGAAGCTGAATATAACCAGCCACTCATAATCAATCCTGAAATAGTTCAGCGAATTTTAACAGCTGACCTGGAGCAATAAGCGAGTGGCTGCTACCAAAACAATGGGTAGAAACCTGGAGCAGTTTCGCTGGCATCCAGGCACAGCTCCTTATGCTGACTGGTTGAAAAAACTCACACCAGAAGAAAAAGAAGAACACCTACGCCAACGGCGTGCTCGAAAGGCCATGCGTAAGGCCATGCAGACTGTGGTGGAAGAATATCAAACACGCTGGGTGAGTGAACTGCACAACGCAGCCTGGGAACAACTCATGCAGGCACGTGCAAGAGGCGACACTCAGGCATTTGTTGCTGTGTGGGATAGAATCATTGGCCGTCCTCAAGAAACACTGTCACAGGATTCAGGACAGCCCCTGCCGTGGTCGGACCGGGACTTATGATCATCAACCCGAATCCTGCTGAATACATTGTGGATGTGGGACGTGAAACGCATCTTGCTTGTGCTCATCATTGTAGTGGCATTATCAGTCTTGCTAGAATGGCCGGAGTGACGGTAAACATAATTGAACTGGAACGTGATCATCAGTTTGAATGTGAAGTGTGTGACCTGCTGGAAAGTCAAACACTACCATGCCTTTAAGTCTAGCACAACAAGCAGTTGCCAACAGCACCTGTAGATTTAGAACACTAATTACCGGCCGACGCTTTGGTAAAACAACTTTGGCCATACGCGAAATGGCTCGCTACGCAAGATTACCCAATCAAACTGTGTGGTATGTTGCACCCTCTTACCGTATGGCCAAAGGCATTGTGTGGCGTAAACTCAAGCATAGATTGCAAGATCTAAACTGGGTGGACAAGTGCAACGAAAGTGAACTCACAATCTATCTGCGTAATGGGTCTGAGATTTCACTCAAAGGTGCTGAGAATGCTGACAGCTTGCGTGGACGTGCCATTAACTTTCTTGTGATGGATGAGTTTGCAGACATTGACGCAGAAGCATTTTATGAAGTGTTACGCCCAACACTAGCAGACACACAAGGCCATGCACTATTCTGTGGCACACCCAAGGGCATTGGCAATTGGTCATATGACATATATCAGATGCCACAAGAAGACCCTGAACACTGGGCCTCGTGGCAATTCACCACCTTGGCAGGCGGCTTTGTGTCAGCAACGGAAGTTGAGGAAGCCCGCAAACTGTTAGATCAACGCACCTTTCAACAAGAATTTGAAGCTACCTTTATCACTGCTGGCAACAGAGTGTGGTATGCTTTTGATAGACTTCGCAACGTGCGTGCCTGGGAAGGCGAGATACCACAGCAGATTGCAGTGGGAATGGACTTTAATATTGACCCCATGAGTGCTGTTGTGTTTGCACGAAAGGGTGATGATGTATATGCAATCGACGAAATTGAAATGTATTCTAGTAACACACAAGAAATGGTGGCGGAACTTCTGCAACGGTATCCACGAAGTGATCGATCAAGACTCTGGTGCTACCCTGACCCAGCCTCACGCCAGAGAAAAACTTCAGCAGGTGGTGCCACGGATCTGTCAATCCTACAAAACGCCGGCTTCACTGTTAAGGCTCCCAACTCACACAACCCAGTAAGAGACGGCATCAATGCTGTAAATAGTATGTTGTGTTCAGCCGCAGGTGTCACAAGATTCTTTGTGGATCCACGCTGCAAACGATTGATAGAATGTCTTGAACGACACAATTACAAACCAGGCACCAGCCAACCAGACAAGGATTCAGGTCATGATCACCTTACTGACGCTGCCAGGTATTATTTTGATTATGTGTGGCCTGTGCGTCGCGACATAACACCTCAAGCCCCACAGCGTTGGGGACACTCAATAGGAGCCCGAGCATGAGCATTATCCAAACAATAGACCAGCAGATTGCTGAAGCATTAAGCAGCAACACAGAATACAACGACTATCGTGAACGCTGGGAATACCTTTTCCAGAGCTACATGGGAGGGATGGAATACAAGGATGGCAGATATCTCACAAGATATCAGTTGGAAACGGATGCTGAATATCGAGCCAGGATCTATTCAACACCCCTGGACAATCACTGTGCATCAGTAGTTCAAGTCTACAATTCATTCTTGTTTCGTGAACAACCAGAACGTGAGTTTGGCACACTAGACAATTCACCTGCTGTGCTCAGCTTCTTGCGTGACGCTGACCTAGATGGTCGCAGTTTGAATTCATTCATGAAAGACGTGGCCACCTGGAGTTCAGTGTTTGGACACTGCTGGATCATGGTAGTCAAACCCAACACAGGTGCTGTGACCCTGGCTGATGAACAGGTCTTGGGTGTGAGACCTTACTTAAATCTCATGACACCGTTAGCTGTGACAGACTGGCGTTGGAAAAGATCTGTGACAGGCGTGTATGAACTGGTGTATTTCAAGTATGTGGAAGAATTCACACCCTCAGGCCAAACTGTTAAGGTCTGGACTCCTGACACAATCCAGACAATTGAAGTAGATCAGAAAAACAATCGCATCTTGACGGACTTGACAGAACAGAATGGCCTGGGCTATATTCCTGCTGTGTGTGCCTACAATTTAAGATCAAGTGTGCGTGGCATTGGTGTGAGTGACATCACAGACATTGCAGACAGCCAGCGCATGATATACAACATCAACTCAGAGATTGAACAAAGCATCCGCATTGACTCACACCCTAGTCTTGTGAAGACTCCTGAAACACAAGCTGGCATTGGTGCTGGTTCAATCATTCAAATGCCTGACAATCTTGATCCTGGACTCCGACCCTACATCCTGGACTACAATGGTGCTGAACTGAGTGCCATGTTGGCAGTTAAACAGAACCTTGTGGAAGCCATTGACAAGATGGCCAACACCGGTGCCATTCGTGCCACTGAAGCAAGAACACTATCAGGTGTGGCCATGCAGACTGAATTCCAGCTGTTGAACGCACGTCTAAGCTCAAAGGCAGATGGCATGGAACTTGCGGAAGAACAAATTTTCAGCATGTTTGCCAACTACATGGGCACAGAATGGACTGGTCATGTTGAGTATCCTGGATCATTCAACATCCGCGACACAGAAAACAACATGCAGACTCTCAAGACTGCAAAAGAAACTGCCACAGATCCTGGCGTCTACAAAGTAATTGACTATGAGATCTTGGAACTGCTGGGCAAGGAAGAGCCTGCCAAGTATTTGACCAACACTGATGGCCTCCCAGGTGCTTATGTGCCAGCTGACACCCCAGGTGTGCCTGCTGGAGAAAACTGTGCCAATTGCTCATACTACAATCCGTTTGATCAAGGCTGCTCAAAGTGGGATGAAACAGTGAGTCCTGTGTATTGGTGCAGAGCCTGGGAAGGCCGCATTGAAGAAGAGATTGAAAACATGCGAGAGGATACCTAAATGCCTGTGATGCGAGTAATGGGTCCCCGTAACCGTGTGGGTTATCGTTGGGGCACAACAGGCAAGATCTACACAGGTCCTGATGCCAAACAACGAGCTGAGGCACAAGGTCGTGCTGCTTATAGAGCAGGTTACAGACCACCGCCAGGTGAACGCCTGTAATGGCCACCTATCGTGCTACAGATCAAATGGCAGCAGCGGCTAGACGTGGACTTGCCATGCGGGCACAACAGCCTAGAAGCAGTCGCGGTGGCACTGCCATTGGCTTGGCTCGTGCAAATCAATTTGCCAATCAACAAGCCGTGAGCCTGGACACAGTGCGACGCACTTATAGTTTTTTAAGCAGAGCCAGGGTGTATTACAAGCCCGGCACTGAAACACCAGGCACACAGGCCTATCTCTTGTGGGGTGGTCCTGCTGGCCTGGTGTGGGCAAGAGCAATCTTGCGTGAACTAGGAGAAATAGAATGAACAACTACGGACCAAAGAAAAAGAAACCTGGACCAGGACCCAAACCCTACAGGTAATGCCTGGTAAACCAGCACAGATGCGTGTGATCTATAAATACACAACTACTTTATGAAAAGGCGATGCAACGATGTCAGAAAATACATTGGCTCAAGAGGCAACTGGTGCCGCAGAAACACAATCTGAAAACCTGGCAGCAACCAAGACTTACACTCAACAAGACGTTGACAATATGATGGCCCGTATGAAAGGGTCGTTGGAAAAGAAATTGTTAAAACCTTATGAGGACCTGGGCGATCCTGAAGATCTACGACTGTTAAAAGCCGACGCTGAAAAGCGTCAACAAGAGCAACAACTCAAGCGTGGTGAATTTGAAAAAACCCTACAAGAAATGGCTGCCAAAAAGGATGCAGAGATCTCCAAAAGAGATTCAATCATCAAAGAGTATAAGGTCACCACTCCGGTGTTGAATGCAGCAGCAAAGTATCGTGCGGTCAATCCTGACCAGGTGAGAACACTGTTACAATCAAACCTTAGACTCAACAACGAAGGTGATGTTGAAATTGTTGATAGCCACGGTGCTGTGCGTTACACAGACTCTGGTGCACCATTAGCAGTTGATGACCTAGTGCGGGAGTTCCTAGATTCGAATCCGCATTTTGTGTCAGCCGCTCCTGCCACCACAAACTCACAGTCAAATGTGGGCAAAGGTAGCAATCGACCACTTGACATCACCAAACTGGATATGAAAAATCCAGAACACCGCAAGGTCTATGCACAATATCGCAAGACCAGCGGCTTAGCCTAACATTTAAGGAAAATATATTATGGCCGGCTCAACAACCACAACCCTAAACGATCTCTTGCCCGAGATCATCCAAGAAGCCATGTTCGTCGCAAGTGAGCGTTCGATCATGCGTGGCCTGGTAAGAAACTACACTCTGCCAGCAGGCTCAGGTAAAAACGTCAACGTGCCGATTTACCCAATCCAAACAGCAGCCGTGATCACTGAAGGTGATGAAGTCACCAACACCGCAGTGTCAACCAACACAGCACAACTTACTGTTCGCCCTGTGGCCATCCGCACCATGCTTACTGACCTGGCTCGCACGTCAGCTGCCTCAAATGTAGTTGCTGACCTTGGCAAGTTGTTTGGTGAAGCAGTTGCTCGTAAAATGGACACTGACTTGACCACACTGTTTGGTTCACTCAATGCAGGCTTTGGTGATGGCACAGGTGCAATCACAGTTGCATCAATCTTCCAAGCAGTGGCCAAACTACAAGCAGCCGCTGTTCCAATGGAAGGCATGGTCTGTGTGTTACACCCAGAAATTGCTTATGACTTGAAGGCAGCATTGACCACAGGTGGCAATACACCATTCCAAACTGGTGGTCCAAGTGAAAACGCCAACGAAGCCATGAGAACTGGTTATATCGGCACCTTGGCTGGTATCCAAGTTTATCAGACTTCAAACATTCCTGCCCTGGCCAATCCAGGTGACTTCAACGGTGCTGTTTTCCAGCGTGATGCATTTGGTCTAGGCATGATTGGTGATATCTCTATTGAGACTCAACGTCGTGCTGCCTTCCTTGGTGATGACATTGTTTGCTCCGCATATTACGGTGTTGGTATCCTGCAGAACAACTACGGACGTTACTTGCAGTTTGACAGTTCTATCAATCCTTGATCGGAACTTGTAAATCATGGCTTTCATCACATTCAGCGGCACAGTATTGAGTTTCGCCACCAGCGAAGACCTTGATGCTTTGGATGCACGATTGTTTGAACAAAATGAAGGCCTTGACGCAAATTACATTCAGGATCAACTGATCCGCTCGACCACTAGAATACTAGAACTGTTGAGATCTACCGATTGGTGGAGAAGTTATTTTGTTGCTCGTAACACAGGTGCTGGAGCAATCCAGATCAACACTGTGGCAGACATCCCGCCACTGGATCCCACAAAGATCCAAGCCCGCGAAGATGACTTCACAGACCTGTGTTGCTATTATGGCTTATACAATTACATTCTTCCCTACATCGCAGACTTCTCAAATGAAGACTCAGCCGAACGCCGCAAGATGGGTTACTATCAACAGAAATATGATCTGTTGTTTGGTGAACTGATCACTGCTGGCGATTGGTATGACTTTGATGGTTCAGCAACCATAGACTCGTCTGACAAACAGCCTGGTGTATGGAATCTACGGAGAGTGAGATGAGAACACAGATAATTGATTACTTCAAGAGCAACAAAGTCGCTGGTTACACATTGACCGAGGAACTGCCATGGGATACCCAGGGCAATCCGTTGTATCTCAAGAACTTCAAATACATCTATGTTGATTCAGATCAAATTGCACAAGAACCTCTCATTGATGTGCTTAATGGTCCTGGCATTGTGAATGAAATCACAACTGTCACGGCCTATGTCACAACAGACGCAAAAACCCAGCCCTCAAACTATGCCACCATGGTCGCAACATTCATGAATGCTAGATTAGACACAGACATTGCCGGTGTAACCCAACGTGCAACTCAATTGTCTACTTCTTTCACAGGTGACGCTCAGGTAACACAGTTTGATTTCAGTTTTAGACAACTGATTGTAAACTCATAATAAGGAAAAAGCAAAATGGCTTATATCTATCCCATCCCAGGTGTTGCAGCCGCTCAGGTCATATTGACCCTGGACGATGCCACTGGCACACTAACAGGAAACCTAGTGGTTCCTGCACTACAAGATGTCACTGTTGAAAACAGCAACGACGTCTTTACTTGGACTCAACTTGATTCTGGATCCAAGCAACAGGTTGCTACCACAGCAACCAACAGTCTCAGCATGAACATTGTGTTGGATCAGGCTGTGTTCTTTGGCACTGGTGGCACAACCACTGTGGCCAATGTGGGTATCATCGGACTCAGCAAAGCCAAAACACTTGTTGGCTTTGAATTGTATCTAGGCGATACTTCTACCGGCGGTGCTGGCAAGACCATGAGCGGCAACGCTTATGTGACAGGCCTGAGCCCTACAGTGAGTGCAGACTCACCTGTGTGGGTATCACCTGTTACCTTGACAGTGACCGGCGATTACACAGTGACTTAAAAATTACTGTAGAAAAAGAGGGGCTCACAAGGCCCCTTTTTTTGTTTCTTATAAATATTGAAAGAGATTGATGGACATTATAGACCAAAAGACAGATCACGAACTCCACAAGAGTTTGTTGGCAGAAGTGGCCAAGGCCACAAATGAACTACGTTGTGCTCAGGCCGACGTGACCAAAGCACAAAGCAGATTGCAATTTGCCATTGTGTTGTTGAATAAAATGATTGAAAGAAAAGAGATCCAATGAAATTATCACAATTGGCGGCCAAGCCGCAACTGATTCGTATCGAATTAGACACCCCTGAAATAGTAGAACAATATCAAGACACCCTGGAGTTCTGGGTGTATGACCGTCAAGACATGGACGTGTTTGTGAAGTTGGCCACACTGGATGTGAACAACTTTGAAAAACTCACAAGTCTTGTGAACGCAATGATTCTTGATGAAGCAGGTGCCCCAGTGGTCAAGGATGGACTCACACTGCCCAGCGATGTGCTGATGGCAGCCATTCAGAAAGTGATTGAAATCCTGGGAAAGCCTCAAAAGTCGATTTCAGAAAGCCCAGCAGTGAAATGAGTCTTACGTTGACCATTGATTCAGTTTGCAAACGCTA